ATACTTTGAACTACATACTCAGTAATTCTGCTAGTCTCTTCTTCTACTTTTCTATTAGCAGCTTCTCTATTAGTAGCCATGAGTCTGTACCCAAAAGGTCTTCTCATTTCCATACCAATTAGAGCTTTTATTCTGTAAGAACAAATATCTCTGTTTGCCATTTGAGCTGGCAATTCTCCCATTTCTGAACCATAAGGAGTAGCCACATAAGCAAAATCTGAAAGGTCAATGACATTGTTAAACAAATCATAGTTAACCCTCATTCTTTTGTACTCATTTACACCTCCATATCCAATGGATAAGAAGTTAGCCTTAGTGTCATACATATCAATTTTCTCTCTGTACCAAAGAAATTTGTTATCTTCTTTTTCTTTTCTACTAAGTCTCTCAGTAGAATATGACTTGGGTTGTGTAACTGGTTGGTTCATTTGTTCAGAAATAAGTATTCACAAAAGTAATAATTAATTTAATGATTGTTGTAAGTTTCTCCCATTATTTTTAGCATACATAGTATCCATCATAGCTAGGAGTTGTTTTGCTTTATCATTTCCTTTAGATTTAGGTTGGTATTCTTTTCCATGTAAATCTTCTTGGTCTTGAAACATTACTTGCATAAGTGCCATCACCCTATCAAAGTTACCTTTTCTATTATATCCAATTAACTCTTCCAAAAGTCCAATAGAATAAATCTGGTCTAATCCTCTAATTGCATCTCCATTTTCATCATAATCTAGAGGTTCTAACAACCAAGACTTAATGTACTTTTCTCCTGCATCTTTAAGTTGGTCAATCATGTGACAACCATAAAGTCTATTTACTTTAGAGTTCTTAACATTCTTTTTAATTACCTCATCAGGTTGATAGGCTAAATAACTTAGTTGTTTTCTTCTTCTAAAATAGTCCTTAACATGTGTTACATCATTCTCATGCATGATAGTTGTATTGTATAACTCAGCAAATAATCTGGCAATGTAATTTACATCATCAGCTTCTCCTGGTCTACCAACATACTCTGCAACAATAATTCTTTTAGTTCTTTCTCCAATGATTACAGATTTGTACACATATATAGCAGCTAAGGAAGTACCTCTATCTTGCCTATATGGGTCATACCCTATTTTATAAGCACCCCGCATTGGAACCTCAGCAGGATACTCATAAATAACAGGGCATCCTTCTAGAGAGGTATTGTCTGGTTTTTGTCTGTAGATTACATTAGCAGAACCATCCAAAATAGGTTCAGCCATTACTTTTTTCTTCTCATAATCATAGAACAACTTAACCGGTGTTCCCATAATCATGTGAAGGTTCTTAGCTTTTACAATTTCAAGTTGTCTTTTTAATTCAAGTACAGGAAAGTTATTTACACTTACCATACCAAATGCTTCAAAAGGTCCAAGAGGTTTCTCTTGCATTCTTTTCTGAATATCTGCTGAAGTGGCTCCATTATCCAGAAGCACCTTTCTTTGAGCAAGTTCTAAGGTCTTGGCCCCAACAATGTCAGAGTTACCTTGAGCATCATAGTATCCTTCCATGTTCCAAGTAATTGGGTGAAAGAATCCACATTTCATATCCTCAGAATCTTCATCCCAAATATTTTGAAAAGGTAACATACCAAATCTTAAAGGATTGGAGTGCATCTCAGAATAATCTGCAGTTCCTCCTTCCATATCTCCTGATGTTCCAAAGATAGTAATCATCCCTGTTTTAATAGCTCCTCCCATTACACAATCCTGTGTAGCAGCATAAGAATCTTTTAACAATCCAGGAGTACCAAAAGCACCAGATTCTTCAAAGATTACATCTCTAGCATCTTTACCCCTGGCAGCATCTGCATTATCTTTAAAGGTTAAGGCCATGATTTCTGATAAGAAACCTGTCTCAATTTTTACCCCATTTCTATACTCAATAGTAGAAGCTTTTACGTGATCCATTTTATCAACAACATCTTTAGGATATACCCAAGCTGTGTTAGCATTGATAAAGTTGAGGTAGTTAGAAGCCATAGTATAAATCCCTTTAGGATAAAGGAATTTCTTTTCATAAGCTGCAAAGATAGTTAAAGCCTTAGGATAGCATAAGTAGTTCTTAACAGCAATAGCTGCATTCTTATAAGAGTATCCTTTTCTTCTAGACTTACCTACAATAAGATTATACCCTCCTGTAAGATAGTTGTATTCAATTTTGACTTCAAGATGAAGTCCTGCAAACAAAGATTCTAAAGCTTTTTTGTGTGCTTCAGCTTCAGGCATTGTTTTAGAATGGTATCTACAAGTTTCATCAAACTCTGTTTCTATACCTAAACCATCAACAATTCCATTAAAAGCAATCTCTCTGGACCAAAAATAATTGTAATCCCCATCCCAAAAATCAGGGAATCCTGTGACTTTGGCAGATTTTTTAGCACTCATGTCCTCTACTTTAAGGATAGGACAAAAATTTAGGTAGAAATAATGATCCCCAGTAATTTTAACCCCTCCTACAGTATATCCATGAATTATTCTATTCCTTTGTTCTTGCCAATAAGCAAACCAATCAGGAGAACCCCAAGGGTCAGAACAGTATGTACTATACTTTTGAAACCTTGTGGCCTCTTCTCTGAAGACTTGTGTATTTATCCAAATCCCATCAGGGTTTCTGATTGCTTGTAATTTACTCATCTTATGTAGTGATGTTTTTGATTCTGTACAGTGTGTGAGCAATTAACTCTTGCATTGTGTCAATTTGATTCTGAAGAAAAGACTCTTTAATACTTTGTCTTTCAACAGAAATAGTATTATAAAGAGCTTTAAAATAAGCTAAAGGATTAGCAATAGCCATAGATTCTTCCACTTCTGTAAGTTTAAAGGTATCATCAATACCCATAGAGGTTTCTACATAAGTGTCCACAAGGTCAAGTACTCCTTCATAAAACATACTCATTGCATTGTGAGTAGCAAGAGTCTTATCTTTCTGCAGTAAATGAGTTAAGTGAACATCAGTTCTAGCTTTTAAAAGCAAAGCTGCAATTGTTTCTCTTTTTCCTTTTGTTGATGCAGAAGAAGTCTTTTCAGATGCTTCTTCTCCTAACATACTAACTAAATCTGCCATAATATTTTGATTTTAAGTTGTTATTAATTTTACTTAAGACTATCCGGATTAGCAAAAGGACTAATTATCTTTTGTCCTTTATTCTTAACTGCTTCAAATACTTCATTATCTACTTTTTCTCTTAAAGCATTAAGATTTTCTAGTACTCTTGCAGTATCATTTAAAGCAGAAGTAATATCTTTAGGTTTATGCACAAGTGCTCCTGTTCTTGGATTGACATCAGCCATACTAAAATTAATAAAGAAATGTTGCATCTTTTCAGCAGCTGATTTAGCTGCCATATAGTAGTTATAAGTCACAGAAGCTTCAGCCTGGAACTCTTTGAGCTTTATAATTCCTTGATGAATCAAGTCATCCTGTTCCCATTCAGCCCTGGTGATTATATCTTTAATAATCTTTTCAGGTCTCTGATCTTCAGAATAGCCTGAATAAGGATTGCTTTTCTGGATAGAAGCCATAAATTCTATGTAGCTGAAATCTTCAATAGCATACATTTTATCCTTAGATTCATCTCTCTCCCAAATTTGTTTGAAAGGAGGAATAAGTAAAGTCTGGTCAGTAGGGGTAACCACTTTGTTGGTTACTGTAAATAATAAACTCATCTTATCCTTGTTTTAGTCCGTACTTTTTAAACTCAGTTTCCTTTATTGACTTGGAAATTATCCAAGTATGAATATGGAAATCTGGCAACCCAATCACATTAACTCCAATTGTAAAATAGGCATTTAAAACACCTAAATATACTCTAAATTTTTTTGCCATCTTCTTGTGCTTTAAATTTTAAATAGTTTCTTGTAATTTGTTTGACTACCCAACCTAACAAATAAGCATGAGGTTCATCATTAGAAGTATCTACTTCAGCTCCTATACTTTTAAAAAGTTGATTACATAAGTGGTCAGCTTCATGAGCTATAGTATCTGCTAGTTCACATTCAATTTCTATTCCTTTATAGACTTTCCTGTGCCTACCTACATTGATAATAATCATGTGATGGGCTCCTCTCATTTGTGACATCCCTAAAACATCATCTTCTTCAGTAAGATCTTGATGGTACTTCTTATTTATTTTAGGGTAATCTTGAATAAAGTCTCCTGTAAGGATTATATGCAATCTTCTCCCATAAGGAGTAATGTCTAACTCTTGAGTAATCATTATACTTTAAAAATTGCTACTGACCTGTTTAACCACCCTTTTAAAAACTTTTTCAGTTTGATGTTTACTCTTACAAGGCTATTATAAGTAGTGTTTCTAGCATTATATAAACACTCTTCAGTTACATACTGCATTTTCTCCCTAGTGGCAGGGCCAATTAACCCATCAGCAGGGACACCAGCACAACCTTGCATGATTTTTATAGCTCTAAGATTTCCCATATTATAAGCAGTATCAAAATACATAAGCCTAGATTCAAAAGGCAATATAAAAGCACTAATAGCTCTGTAGTATTTTGTGTAAGCAATTGCTGCAGCTTCTTCATAGGTAGTATCTTTAAAGTCATCAAAATTCTTAAACATTTCTGAGTTTGCATTGTATGCAATTCCCCAAAGAGTCCACCCTCCAGAGTCCCCGGCAACATTGTGCAAGTTACCTCCAGCTTTAGGATTAGGCACTCCTTCCCATACCAAAGTTCTATTAAAGAAGTGTTCTTTAAAAACTTCAAATTCTTTCTCTACTGTTGGAGTAGCTTTGGCTAACCTTAAGTAGTCTTGTACTGTTAATTTTGCCATTAGTCTCTTGTTTTAATTCCTTTAATATAAAGGGTTTCCCTAGTCTTATTTGCATACACCACTTCTACACTTTTGTTTACTGGCTGGTCCCCTGCTACTTGCTTAGGTATTTCTCCAGAGTTATAGGTAACTGTAAGTTTTCTTCCAACAGGATCAAAAGAAGCTTTGGTACACCCACAAGCAGGGATAATATCTATTATGTCAGGTACAGTTGGTAAAGCTTCAAAAACAATCTGTTTAGATTTATTTCTTCTAATGCTACCAAAGTTTACTACTGTCTTTTTCCAATGACTTGTCATGATATAATTGTTTTTTTAGTTATTCTTAATTCAAAATTTCTGTCTTTTTTCTTGCCATGGTAATTGAACTCAATCTTATTAAAATACTTATGAGTATCCCAATCCATGCTGTTCATCATCTTAGGGTAACAATCTCCATCACAAGCTTTATCTGCCATCTGTAGCCCTGGAGTATCACATCCACAAACTATACAACTTCCTTGTGTATAGCATTGTTTATTCATTACAAATAACCTATAGTTAATTTGTTCAAAGATATGCAAAGGAAGTAACCTACTAAAATATTTACTATAAAATAGTTGTTCCCTTATCTTTCCCTGTAGGTATGCCCACACATTCTCTGGTGTCACTGTAGCCTTCATAGTTTTGCTTTTTTAAATAAGTTTCTAATTGTTCTTTCTTTTTAAAGTACACATTGGGAGCCATCTTTAAGTCTTTAAAACTCTGTTCACAAAGTTTCAAAACACCTGCCACTCTCTTAGGATAAGTTAAAAAAGTACCAAAGAACTTAAGTCTGATAGTAGGGAAAGTTCCGGATTCCATTCCTTTTTTAACCTCTATAAAAGGAGCTTGGCATATTTCTTCAACTTGAGCCAAAGTTAAATCAGGATGACTCTCTTTAATAGATTCATAGTATTCTTTAATAAGATCTGGGCTTAAGAGTTTCATTTTTTGTATTTTTCTAAGGTTGCTTTTCCTTCTTCAGAATTTATATCCAATATGCTAATAGGCATATCTTCAGGGACATAATGAACCTGAGGGGTACAATTTACTCCTGGAGTGGCTCCTGTAGAATCCCAAAATAATATTTTAGCTTCTTCATAAATCTCAAATAATTTTTCTGTTGTGATGAAGTCCTGATTTGGAAGGACATTAACATCATATACTAATACTGTTTTCATTCTTGTACTATTTTAAATTGATAAAACTGTTGTTTTTCTTCTGGAAGAAGTATGCTGGCAATCTGAATAAATCCATTCAAATCTTCCTTGATAGCACCCTTACCTTTAAGGGCTGAAAGGTGATTAGATAACCCTCCATCTGAGATGGATAGCATACTCTTGACTTCTTTTCTGAAGCTTGTTCCAAATCTATCTTTAGTGGCTAGCTCTCCTTTAAATGACATAAAAGTACCTAGAACTTCTCTTTCTTTAGGGGTCAGTTCAATAGGTAAAAAAGGATTGATAATGCTTAAGTGATAGATGTAATACTGGGCCTCTTTTAGCCCTAGTATTCCTTTTTGTATTATTTTCATATCTGTGTTTTATTGGCAGTTTCTATAGTCAAAAGTAAATTCAAAGTCAGCTCCTGATGCTCCTGAGTAGTTCAAATCAGCTACTACACAAGGATTTATAAGTTCTTCTCCACTAATCTCATAATGTCTGATTCCTATGCTTCCCAGGTTACCATTCCCATTGTTTTGAGTGTTCACCATCTGAAGAACATTTCCTCTAACCTTTACAATTGAAGGGCTGTATCTAAATGTTACCATTAAAGTCATAGGGCAAGCAAAATCTGGTGAAGTGACATTCAAGAAAGGATCCAAATTAGCTAAGAATACAGACCCTACCTGAGCATTTGTACTCAAATCTAGTGTACCTATAGTAGTCCCATTGAGCACAACATCAAAGTTATCATCCATCAGTGCATTGCTATTGCACACTTGAATTACTAAAGTTGAAGTAGGGCAGGTTGGCACTTCAATAAACTCTACCTCTTCTGTTACAGGACCTAAGTTGGCTAGTGTAGTAGAATCAATTTTATAGTTCCCATTGGTAGGGTAGCTAGCATTAGCTGCAGCTTCCCACCCAGCAAATAAAGCACCGGCTTCTGCACAATTCTCAGTCAAGTAATCTTCTCCATGAATATTAAGAAACTCTCTTCTCAAATTCATAATCTTAGTCCTTCTAAGTTCATCTCCAGATAGAATATAAACTTCTGGTTTAATCATATCAGACCCATCTGATACAAAAGTTGTATTTCCTTCCATAATTCTATTCTTTATTTAGTCTAAAACATTCATTTTCTTGGTTATCATCCTGAGTGTCTAAAAAATCTAGTTGCCCTAACATCATATACCGGTACACAAAAGAGTGTAAATCATGTATTGCCTTAGCTTCAGACTCTCCTGTAACCTTCATAGGAATAAGATAGTATTTATTATGATACTTCTTTCTAACCAAAGTACTAAAAGTACTTTTACCTTCTTTTCTAACAGTAGGATACATAGGTAATAAAGCCTTTAAATCTTGAGCTTTTGCATACTTTAATTCCTTAATTATGGACATAGTTTTTCAGTTTGATATTTAGCAAAGTTAAGAATAAAATTTAATTGAGGCACCTATTTTATATTAAAAAAAATTTTAGGGACTTGATTGTGATATAAAAAATTATAAAAATTATAAAAAATTGGTGAGTGTG